GTTCATACTATGAACCACCTGTTGGAAATAGTTCTCAATCACCTGTTCGATTGTACGTTTTTTTGCTGTATAATCAACAATAAGGTTGAGTTTCTTTGTGTAATCCTCGCCATAATCTTTACGAAGGAAATAATCCATATACATAAGGAATTCAGGTGTAGCAACCGCACCAAGAAACTGTGATGAAACACTGTATACAAGGTTAATGAATTCACCACAAAACGACTTTGTGTCAGTAGGGGCAACAGAAACACCACCCAAACCCTTTAATCCATCAGTAAGAAACGGAAACATTGTAATTGCTACACAATATGGATAACCAGGGGTTCCAGTTTCATCATGCTTATATAATACATGGCTTTCGAGGTCTTGAATGTATTGATCAGCCAATTTTTTACTGTACATTGACCTAATCTTACTCGTAAGAATGTACCTATTCTGTTTGATGTTATTTTCCTTATATAGTTCCTGCCCAAGTGTAACAATGTTTTTGTTCGATACATTTGCATTCGAATCAAATTTAGAACCGGTTGCAGCATTTGAAGCTTCAATATATGAACGAATGAAATCTTCTTTCTTTTTGATGTCCTTCGAATCATTGAATTTCTCAATATAGGCCTTCGCCACCTTCTTATTGATTGACATAAGCCATTCCTCAACCTGTCTCCTCAACTCCGAAGTTGACATTAGGTTATAAAGATAGAAGTTCTGTGCTGCACTATCAAGTAAAACTTCTTCGCATTTCTCCCCCGCTGTTTGATAAGCGGCGCAAATACTGTCTTTTAGTTTCTGAACATCGTATTCTTCGATGTAACCTTTACTTTTTCTTATATCCATAAATTAAAAATCGTTAGTAAATAATACATAGTCTTCAAAAATGTAAATTGAATTCTGAACATCTATGCATTTTATTTAACTCGCTGATAGCCTTACTTAAAAATTTTTAAAGTTTTTTCGACTTCTTATTTCTGTCATATACTTCGTCCGCCACCTCATTTCCATCCCCATCTGTTATCGGAGAAATATCATTCAAAACATCTCCAAACCTGCAAGTTCCGTTGTCAAATTCAATGACAATTGGTGAAAAATCATTGTTATAACGGTTTTTAAGCATCTGAACCACGGTATTCTTCGTCGACATATCGTCAGCGTCTTTCTGCATTGAAATTACGATTTGTGCCGTAAATCCTTTCCATGCTCCTCCTGACATATTGGATATATTGATTTTCGTGGCCCTATCCTGAACGCTCTTGTTGCCTTGGCTTGGCACCCACATTGCTATATTATGGTTGACTGCAAGCTCATTAAGTTCATCGGATAATATACTGTCTTTCCTCCATATTTCGATATTTGGAACCGCGCACCGTATTCTGTCAAAATAGTCGATAATAACAATATCAGGATAGAATCCTTCTGCCTCAAGTTTAGTAAGTTTATTGTCGATGTCCCTAATTGTCATAGGGTGTATCTTTTTCTTACTATCGATCGCGGATATTTGACGGATATTTTCCTTTAAGGTTTTTGATAATTTATCCTTTACCTGTTCTCGTTTCGCCCTTAGTTCATCCCTGTCTTCTTGTGTTGCATATTTTCCCCTGAATGAACTTACCGGCTGATTCAGGATATATCCAAGATATTTCGCATCGATATCATCGGGTTTATCCTCCAAAATAACATGTGCAACTTTATATCCATGCCATGCGGCATATGCAGCAAAGCCACTTGTAACACAGGTTTTACCGATACCGGTTCCTGCTACAAGAATACCAAAGTCCCCTTTACGCATACCACCACCAAGACGTTTGTCAAGTTCCGGACAACCTGTGGGAACAACTTCGCAGTTATCGTCAGCCATAAGTGACTCAAAATGGTCATCATCCATATTGATGGCTCTTGCGGTTACTTCCTCAAAGGTGGTTTTTTCATCATATTTCTTGACAATAGCCATTATGTCATCCTTGGTTGCGCCTTCTTTATTGCGCTCGTTTATCTCATTACCAAGTTTGATGGTTTCCATCGCAACAAGAAAATTATGATACTCTTCCTTGATGGTGGTAAGTTCGGCCTCACTGTATTTGTTTTTTTTAAGTTTCTCGTTGACTATAGTGATACAATTCTCGAGCGTAATTGCATCCTCGATTGAGTTATTTAACCATATTTCAAGTTCTTCGTATGAAATCCTTCGGTTCAGTTTGGAGACTTTATCCTTAATGATACCGGCAATTTTACGTAGTTCAGGACTGCCCGTAAAATGATTCTGATCCATAGTATCAATGGTTGACAGGGAGAATTCATCATTCTCCATAAACATCTTAAGGATGGAGCACTGGTAGTCATAACTAAAAAGGCTTAAATCATTAACGGTCTTTTTCGGTCTTGCCATTTAAAATCTGTTTAGCGGAAAAAGGCCACACTATAACTCTATAGTGTGGCTTTATCCAAGTTACACAATTATCGACCGGAAAAAGTGCGTTTGTATTCTTCGGTCTTTGCCTTGACGGCCATTTCCCACGATTTAACATACTTGCTGTACGGGTCATACGTGTATTCGACCACTTCCATATAATTACCGTCATTACGTTTTACGTAGTGTTTTCCATCATTCGAGCGATATATCTCTTTGTGGGTAGCACCGGTAATTACATTATTGTCACGTTGGTAAATCTGATAGTATTTGTCTTGGCACTTCTTGAAACTGTTTCCTTCCTTGGCGGAAACAACATGTTCTGTACCATAGAACATACTACTCGTATAGGTCTTGCCTTCACCGCTTGTTGTTTCACAGATGCGTTTAATTGTGTCATAAATAAGGTCAGTTTTGCCGTTTACCATTCGATAATTGAGTGTACGGATAAAGTTCATTGAATTGATATCACTGTCCCTATATGAAGAAATGGAATTTGAGAGGTCAACGCTATTGCGGATATCTTTTTGGTAAACGGTTCCATCCCAAATAGCGACATAAATTGTCTTATAATCAGAAAAAACAGGTTTACCATCCTCTGGATTAGTTTCAATTTTCTGAGCCATCTGAAACTCAAACTTAAAAGTGACCGCATAGGGCTCTATTGCGGTATTGCCTGCACTTTCCTTTTCACTCTCAGCCTCCGGCTGTTTTTCAGGATAAACAACGTATTGGCTATCCTTGTTCTGCAAGCCCATACCATTTGGCTTGAATCCTGTAATCTTAACAGGACCTGCTGTTGTGTACCAATCGTATATTCTACTCTTGGATTTCAAATCGTTCTGAATGTTTTCGACAATTGCCTCAATCGTGTCCTTCAATTCTTCTGAATAAAGTGAAGACAGATTAAAATGGTTGATTTTAAAAAAACGTTCACATACGATGTTTTCATTTGCGGAAAATAAAAACCTAAACCTATCCCTATAGGCACTGTTATCAACTTTTACTTCCTTTTTAATTTCTTCTTGATTCATTGAAAATCGTTTTGAAAGTTAAACAATAAATTACTTAGCCGTTTCTTTTTTAAATATACTATTTTTCATTCGAATTTTCCAAATATTTCTTCCATTCCTTTGTTTCGCTATCTATCAGATAATTGAATTCGCTGAAAAAATTACCGAAACTTCTTTCATCTTTTAGTTCATCTACACCGGCTTCGCACAATATCCTATATAGGTTGTCAAAACTACGCCCTTCCGGATCCAATGGAGCATACATAAACTGTTCTAAAAGTTCTTTTGCTTCATCCGGCATAAGAGGATCTTTAAGATTGATGATTTTTTCATTTAACTCATATACTTCTTCCCCTTGACAACCATCAGTTACCCTGTTTACGATATTTTCCGCCCATTTTAAAGGTTTTTTCTTCTCTTTTACACGTTCTTCATTGATTAATCTAGCCTTCTCGATTATCTCGTCAAGTGTAACCTCCCTTTCACGTATTTCAGGAAAATTATTGAGCAATGTTGTTTCACCCACACCTTTAATACCTTTGATGTTGTCCGATGTATCACCACAGATAACCTTCTTGAGAAGTACGTTATGATAGTCATATCCCATTTTCTCCCTATGATTCTTAGTATTTACAAAATCCTTCATAGATTGAACATAGACTATCACATCATCGGATATAAGTTGTGTTAAATCCCTGTCATTGGAAACAATAACGATTCGTTCCTCCGGCTTCTTATGTGAAACATAATACCCAATGAAATCATCCGCCTCCGTTCCATCACATTCAAGTACCCTGATGAACAATTCATCAAGGCATTGTATCAAAATATTGCGTTGTCTGAAGAATGAAGCCTTTTCGTCTTCGGTTTTGGATTGCTTCTTCTTTTTGTATACATGTTCCTGCATATAGCGCATATATTGGTTAAGCGCCTTTGCATAATCAGATAAATCTGATTCATCATATGTTTTATCTCTATTCTGTTTATAATCAGGAACTTGATTATTACGGAGTACTCCTGAATTTTGACCGTCAAAGAAAGCATATATATATTTAAAATTACCTTTTCTTAAAAGTAATTTAATTTGCAATAAAAAGGAAAATATCGCTCCTACTTCTTGTCCTTGAGTATTTAGGGTTTTATTAGCAGCAAAGCATACCTCCATAAGATTCGATGCATCAATTAACAATGTATTGAACTTCTTTACTGCCATTTCAGGTTTTGTTTCAATTATCCGTTTAGGTATTGGTTGTGTCATTTTGTCGTTGTCAATCTATCTAAATATAATGACGCTTCTGAACAATAACGTTTTAAGAAATGGTTAAATATATTCTCAGCCCACATTAGTAACTTTTCTCCGTATTTGTTCTCCTTTGTCGGTACCGGTAAACCTATATTTCCATATTGTGATGTAATTGAATTATAGGTGTTTTTAAGAGTATTCTCTGATGTATTCCCAACATAATACTCCATATCTATTTTGGCTTTGTTATAGTTTCTATAGGCGTTGGTTGACTTAAGTTTCCAGTGAACATTCCTACGCGTTAATTTTACTTTTTGAAACTCAGAATAAGCTTGGTTAACGTGTGCGTTCTCTTCAGTCCATTTAGATAGATACAAACACCATGCTATTGCTTTTAATAAACCATCATTACTATTAATGTTATCCTCTATAAATTTTGCAGATATATTAATTTTTTTCGTTAAACTTAACGGCTCGTGGCCAAGTACTATCCACTCCCAATCGTCATACATATGGTTTATTTCATGGTCTACTATTTGTTCTAATATAGGCCTGTAAATTTGGCCTTCTGGACTTATTTTTATTTGTATATCAAGATAACATTCTTTTATCTTCCCGTTCTCTAATTTTTCCTCGTTATAAAACTCACCTCCATTTCCTGTAATGGTTTTATATTGTTCGCTTGTAACAAGATAAACACGAATGTACATAACATCGAAATAGTCATTGTCATTTGAATATGCCATGTCTATATGGTTGTTTCCACCAATAACACCCGAATGTATACGTTTTTCGATAAAAACAGTAATATCGTTTTTTAATGGTGTTAAAAAATCGGTTCTATGTTGTGTTTCATTTAATAATGAAGCGCATTCATTATTATTCAATGTTTTAAAAGAAAGTTTACCACGGTTAAACATAATTTTAAGATAAAAGACCGGAGAAAAACAGAATTGCTGCCTTCCCCGGTCGTTATTCACCTATTTTTCACTTACTTTTCAGCATTCTTGATCTGGCTGATGGTCTCACGAACGGTCTGTGCAGAAACCTTCATTTCCTGCATGACTTTTCTAATACGTGTACCGGCACTCTTATTGCCATTGTCGAATTTCTTAGCATCGTTAAGGCAATCCTCAAGGCTGTTGAGCATCTCATTAATCATTGATTCAATACTATTTGCCATGTTCATTATGTTTTATATTATTATTTTTCGTTCTTGTTACCCAAATATACTATTTCTTAAGTGTATTTTCCAAAAAACATCTAAAAATATTATCCTTC